GCCCCCATTTTATATTACTTATTTACTACTAAGTTGCGTAGTTAAGTACTGAAGCGCCTACACCACCGATGATTGGGATGAAACCCATTCTACGTGATGCAACTAATACGTTACGTTGGAATTCTACGTTTTTATCACGCTCCATCATCATACCACGTAACTCACCTTTTAGGAAGTTTGATGTATTTACTGCTACAGCAGCAGTGTTACCAATAGCTACTGTATCAAATTCACCAGAAACTACAACAGCGGAGCCGTTTACACTACCAACTTGCCCAGTTAATAAAGTAGCGTTTTGTAATCCTACTAAATCTACTGTGCGGAAGTCAGGGTCATCAAGTAAATCATAGTAAGCAGCAGTGCTTACAATATATACTACTTCTGTAGGATCTAACCCACGAACACCTAAACCACGACGTACTGTCTGTAGGAGATCAGCAGTTGTTTTAGCCGCACCACCAATAGATAGTTCAGTAACGTAAGCCCCACCTGCAGTAGTAGCTAGTTGTGTAATACCTGTGATAGGGTCTGCAGACCCACTGCCTGCCCCACGTAAGATTGCTTGGTCTGAAGATTTAGCCATTCTACGGACTACGGCATCACGGATGATTGGTAGTAGAGGAATGATTGAATCTTCTTCTTCTTCGTAACCAATATACTCTTTAGCAGCTAGTTTATAAGCCGTCAGTGTTGTGTCTGTGATGTCATGTTCTACAGCAGTACCTGTAGAAGCTGCTGTTTCATTATAAGCAGAAGAAGCAATCCATTGCCCGTAGCCAGCTTCAGGGTTAACAGGGATATGCATTTTATTTGTTGTCATAGCAATATTGCGGAACATAGGTTCTACAACTAATTTTCTACGTATATCAGCTAATACATTAGTTGAGAATTGTTGTTCCCAGTCTTGTGTCAAAGCACTGTGATGGTCTGTAGGTGCTTTTTGTAAGATACTAGCAGCGAAGCGCGTACTCTCTGCCGATTTACCTAAAATTTTACCTAGTAGTACTGCGTTGTCAACATCAGCTTTTTCGATGTTAATGGCGTTTTTTTCTTCGTAGTGCATTTTGCTCTTGTTCATTGCTACGATTTCGTCTTGCTTTTCTTTTAGCTCTGTGCGAACACCTTCTAAGCTTTCGCCAAGTGTTTTTTCTGAGTTTTCAAAGCGTGCTGTAAGGTCAGCAATTAGTTTTTCTGTACCTGAAGTACCAACCTCAACTTTAGCTGCTTTTTCTGTAGCTGCTTTTTCTGTAGCAGCTTTTTCTGTAGCAGCTTTTTCTGTAGCTGCTTTTTCTACTGCTACTCTATTATCTTCTGCAGCTGCAATGCCTTTTGCGATTGCTTCTTGAATTTGTTCTGGTGTCATGTGTTTCTCCAATGTTTTCGTGGCTTTAGCGTTTTCTGATTCTGGTACATTTGTAGCTTTGTCAGCTTCAGCTTCCGTCTGTTTATTTATATTAGCTTGCTCATTTTCTGAAACAAACTTTTGTTTGAAATCTTTGTAGTCTTCTACAGACTCAAACTGTTTAGATACACTAAAAGTACTATGTTGGTTTGCAGGTACGCTTACCACAGAGACTTCCAATAGTTCCAAATCTTTAATCACGAAAATATCTGTTGTACTATCGTAATCAGCATCCTTAACCATAAAGCCTACACTAAAGCTCTTTAAGATGCCTTCTTTAATCATTTGATAAACATTACCTGCAGCCTTACTTATCTCCGCTGTAATGAATAAACCTTTAGAACTTACTGAATGGCTTACCATTTGTCCAATAGGGTTATCATGTTTATGATAGCCTAAAATGATAGGATTGTTTAAGTAATCTGAAAGCCCGCCTTTGTTCCAAGCTTCTTCTAGGATTACGTCGCCAGCTCTATCCTTATCGGTAGTATTGGCCCAGCCAGAAATTAATAAAGTACCGTCATNATCTGCTTTCTCTGTGATAGCAAAATTAGACGTTAGCTTTAACAACTTTGTCATATTTTATCCTCTGTTATGTGACTTTTTTTATTCTGCATCTGGACTCTGAGCAGGCTTTCCGCCTAAATCAGGATCAACAGCACTACCTGCTACATTAGCTGGAAGTACAAGTTCGTCTGCAAAATCTTGGTCACTTCTTTCTAGTCTTAGTTTTTCTCTTGCTTCATTTCGAGTAATGATGCCTGCGTTAACTAATGATGTGTAATACGCTGATTCATCTCGTAAATCGGGTCTTAAGGCTAGTATGTTTTGGTAAACCGGCTTAAGATCGTAACCAAAGAAACCTTCCAGCGCCTGTGTAAGCTTTAATACTAAAGGTATTACAGTTGCTGTATAAAACAGTTTTTGGTTAGGGGATATGTTAGCGTTATTACCTGCGTCTAAAAGAATTGGTGGGACACCTATCGCTTTTAAAATCTTTCTTTCTTGTGCGCTTATAGAGTCTGCAAAATCCAACTCTTGGAAGTCGCTAGTGCCTAAATATTCTATTTCAAATTCACCATCTAGGATGATTGGTCTACGCCCCCCATCCTTAGGGTTATATAATCTTGACCAGTCTGCTCGTACTCTATCTTTTATTTTTTTAGATAGTATATTAGGTGTTTTTAATACTAACCCTGGCACTGTGCCATTCTTAAAGAACGACTCTTGGAAGTTGTTCATATTCTGTAGTATTCTTAAACTGCCAGAAGCTGATACAAGCCTAGAAGTTCCTCTATAGATAGAACTTGCACTATTATCTCTTACATGAATGATCTCTTTTGTTGAAAAATCAGTAGCTCCGTACTTGTACATTTTTATGAAGCTTTTCTTGTCTGTAATTATTTCCATCTTGTTCGCGGGTATATTATACAGATGAGCCCCATCCCAGTAGATAAAGGCATCGCCTTCAAGTATTAAGTCTAAGTATATGTTTCTTTTGAACAAATCCGCGTTTATATGTGGGTTTGGTCTAAAGTTTATAAGTTTTTCAACCTTCTTTGGTCTTACAGAAGTCTCCACTGTGGAGATACCACTTATCTTACCCTCATTTAAATCCATTGTAATCTCAGCAGCAGAATCTACTAGTAAGTTTACACCTCGATTAACTACCTCGATATGGTTATAAGCTGTTTGATAAGTTATAGGTGTTGCTGTAGACTGGACAGAATAGCCTTCGTCCATTGCAATTTCTTCTTGCGCGGGGTTTAGTTTCTCTATTAGGTTATTAATCCACCCCATAGTATCTGTTCCTTTGTTTTAGCACCCAACGCTGTTGCTTGGCTGCTGTAATTAGGGCAGGGGCTTTACCATATACTTTGTGTAAGCCTTTGCCTTTCTTAGCTTCACCGTTACCTGTGTGATGGAACTTACAAAGTGTTACGGTTTGCTCTGGAGAAACTAGTAATTCCTTAAACTCCTCAATAAAAATATCTCTAACTCTTTCTATCTCTTCAACGGTTGAAATACTGTGTCCAGTTTGTTTCAGCCATTTATCAAATAGCAAGGTTATTGTGTTATAGTGGTGGAACTCTAGCTCTTCTTTAGAGCCACAGATAAAGCATTCTGTAGCTTTTTTATATTGTGATTTTACCTTGTCGCGTACGTATTTTATAGGAAATCTTTTAAGCTCCTCCATCGTAACATTCCTAATATATTTTGACACTCTTTATAGTATTATACTAAAAAATTCTGAGGTTGTCAAGCTAAGAATTACTTTTTTACTTAGGATACTGGTTACCAACCTACTTTGGGCCAACCTGCAAAAAGCTTATAACAGCGTACCACACCACAGAAGCTAAAATACCTAGAGCCCCTATTATGGTGGCTCCTGCTAGTTTTTCTTTCATGTGTCTCCAGAAGTCAATTGATCCTTGTCTTTCCTCTAGTAGTATTTCCTGCTTAGCTGCTACATCTCTTAGTGTGTTCATAAGCTCTATATTCTGCACACTAGTTAACCTTTCGTATCCAGTACTATCTCTAATGCTGTTTTCTAAGCTTACTAGTATTTCTCTATGTTCCAATACTTTAACCTCTAAGTTATGAAACGATAAATTAATACTACTGTGTCCCTCTATTAAGCAGTTTATTTTCTCTTCTAGCTCTTCACTTTCCAAGCTCATTTTAATCCTAAAAATTTAGATAAGGTTAGCACCTTTTGCTTAATATAAAACCCTATAGTAGTAGTATTAGAAACAGAAGATATTTGTGTACCCCAAACCTCTTCTGCTCCTTCTTCTTTTGTATGCTTAGCCATGTAGGTCTCTAATAGCTTTTCATATGCTGATTTTTGCATTATTTTAGTCCTATAAATTTAGATATACTTAGTACTTTATTACTGATAAAATAACCAAAAGAACCTACAGGATAGTTACCTAGTGTGGAATTCCAGATACTATAAGCTTGTTCCTCTTTAGTATATCTGGCATCATGTACCGCTGACCACAAGTCCCAAGCTGTTAGCCCTTGGCTTGTAGCTTGGGCTAGTTAGTTTATTTTCTAAGTAGTTTGACATTGCAGCCATGGTGTAATCCTCTTTAATTTAAAGTTATTATATTACTGGTATATAGTTCCAAACTGCTGTAGCTA